CGGTCGTAGCCCTACTGGTGATTGCATTGGCTGGCATGGCCTCACCGAAACCATGTACCAAACTAAACTGGCTGAATGGCAACACAAAGAACAGGTCAAACAGGAACAATCCAAATCATGATGGAATGGCTTAGACTAAAAATTCTTCGTTGGTTGGATACCGATCCTGTAGTAGAGGCAAAACTGGCTAGACAAACAATGGGACGCGACATCGAGGATCGTAGCGTTAGCGATGAACCTGTGATGAGGTTTAAGGTTTATAGTGCTATCGGTGGAAGGATTGTAGAGTTTAGTCGCCATGATCGAAGAAATGATCGTCATGAACATACCCTTTATATCATTAACAACGATGAAGATTTTGGACAACGCATTGCTAAAATTGCCACATTGGAGAACTTGAAAAATTGAATGCAGAAACGCCAGCTAAAGGTGTACTTCTAGTTAATGACTGGGGTTCTAATAAAATGTATAAAACTGTTTGTGAATGCGGCAATGATGATTGTACTCATACAATCGACATTGAAGCAGAGGAAACAGACGTAACCGTGACCATTTATACTAGAACTAAAACTAACTTTTGGTCTAAATCACGCTGGTATCATATTTGGAAACTTTTAACTAAAGGTTATACCGATTATGAAACTTCCATCATTATGAGCAAACAGGTTGCTCTTAACTATGCATTTGTGTTACAATCAGCTGTTAAAGACGTAGAGGAGTTTCAACGTGAAAGACTCAATCAATGAAGTTATGAGCATTCTACAAGAAGAATGTGCAGAAGTTATCCAAGCTGTGAGCAAGATCAATCGCTTTGGTATGGATAATCGCAAACCAGGCGAGTTCAAAACTAATCGACAACACTTAGAAGAAGAACTGGGTGATTTAGCAGCTATGATTACTCTGTTAGAAATGAACGGAGTAATTAGTCAATATAATATTGAAAAAGCTAAATTAGCTAAATTTGAAAAACTTAAACAATGGTCCACTATATATGAAAACACGCATAATTAATGCAACAATATTGCATTTAACTGCTCATATCAACAAACATGTTGTCAATATTGAAGTAATGTTAAATAACCCTGTTGCTATTCCTGAACACACAGATATTATGGAAGCTATAGAAAAAGAATTAGAATATATCAGTGAGTATCATGACAAACTTGAAGTATTGGAAAAATACTTCGGAGATGTTAATGAGCAAAATTAAAGTCAGCGAACTATTTTATTCAATCCAAGGGGAAGGACGCTATATGGGCGTCCCTTCTGTTTTTTTACGCACATTTGGTTGCAATTTTACCTGCGATGGGTTTGGCATGCCACGTGGTGAAAAAAGCATAGAAAGAATTAATATAGCATTAAACGATGAAGAAAAGCCTTTTAAAAGCTACAAAGACTTGCCTCTCGTATCCACGGGCTGTGATAGTTATGCTAGTTGGGATCCTAACTTCAAGCATCTTAGTCCTTTATATGAAACAAGTGCCTTAGCTGAAGGCATTGTAGATCTATTGCCAAATAAAGCTTGGCAAGATGAACATCTTGTTATTACAGGTGGCGAACCTTTGCTAGGTTGGCAACGTAGCTATCCTGAACTGCTAGACGTAGATTCAATGATAAGATTGCGTCACTTAACTTTTGAAACTAATGGTACTCAAAAATTAACTCCAGAATTTAAAAATTATTTAATTAATTGGAGCGATAGACTTCATAAGCAAAGGGAAGTTACATTCAGTGTCAGTGCTAAACTGCCAGTGAGTGGAGAAAAATGGGAAGACGCTATCCTTCCTGAAGTAGTATGTGACTATGAAACTGTAGGATATACCTACTTGAAATTTGTCATAGCAAGCGAAGAGGATTTAGAAGATGCACGTCAAGCAGTTAAACAATATAGAGATCATGGCTTTAAAGGCCCTGTGTATATTATGCCTGTCGGCGGCATTGAGCGGGTGTACAGTCTTAATAATAGGCGTGTGGCAGAGATGGCAATGCGAGAAGGATGGCGGTACAGTGACCGACTTCAAGTGCCATTATTTAAAAACGAATGGGGAACCTAATGGTAACAATTACAATGTCAAAAAAGAATGACATGGCTAAATTACTCTGGTGCGTTAAAATGCTAGGAGAAGGTAGATATAAATTTGCCGAACCTATGCAATTAACATTTAACAATAAATCTGACAGATTACTTTATCAAATAGTATGGGGAGAATAATGAAAACACTACTTGAAATTTTTGAAAACGATCTAACATTACACTGCGACAAATATCTTCCGTATTTTCCAGTGTACGAACAATTCTTTAGCAAATACAGAAACCAAGACCTTACTTTTATTGAAGTAGGCGTACAAGGTGGCGGTAGTTTGCAAATGTGGCGTAAATACTTTGGCGATACTGCTAGAATTATTGGTGTTGACGTAGACGAAGCTGTACTACAACGCAAAGCAGAAAATGTAGAAATCTTTATTGGCAATCAGGAAGATGCTCTTTTCTGGGCTAACTTCATTCCACATGTGGGCAATATTGATGTGTTCTTAGATGACGGCGGTCATCAAATGAATCAACAAATTGTAACATTAAATGCTATCTGGCCAAAGATATCCATTGGCGGCGTTTATATGATTGAAGATACCCATACCAGTTACTTTAATGACTGGGGTAATGGCCTATATCGCCCCCATACAATGATGGAATATAGTAAGAAAATTATTGACATGGTCAATCTTAATCATTGGCAGGAACATCCTAGTGATCAAAATGTATTTAGGTTCAATGATCTAGCCAGTGTAAGCTATTACAATAGCATGATTGTATTGACCAAGGGACAACAGCCTTGGATTAGGCCTAATCCCTATCCCAATCCATTAGCAGGACGTTGATGAAAAAGTTCTTAAAGAAACTGTTCGGCATTGACAAAATAGAAGAATCTATTGAGCTAATAAAAAAAGTAAAAGAAGCCAAAGAAGCTGAACTAATTCAAGCCGAAGAAGCTGCTAAAAAAGCTTTAGAGAAGGAAGCTATTGCTAAAATGTCTCCCAAGGAACGTGCCACAGAACGTGGTGAACCTTGGGTGGGTGTGTTAGAAACACACATCAATAAGGAAAATGTTCGTAATGGCTTCTTTGAACTTGACTGGAATGAACAATTCATTGTACAATTAAAGCAAGCGGGGTATGGTTATGATGCTGATCCACAAGAAGAAATTGTGGATCGCTGGTTCCGTGATCTTGCTCGCAACGTACTAGCCGAAGAAGGGCAGGACGTTGGACGTGGTGCAGGTTATATCAATGTAAACAAACTTAATAGCGGACGAGCCGAAGTCAAATGACATACATTTTAGTCGATACTGCAAATACATTTTTTCGATCCAGACATGCAATTAATGGCAGTGCTGATATAAAACTTGGTATGGCTTTCCATATCACATTGAATAGTATTAAAAAAGCATGGAGTGACTTCAATGGCAGCCATTTAGTGTTCTGTCTCGAGGGTCGAAGCTGGCGTAAAGACTACTATGCTCCTTATAAACGCAATAGAGCTGAAGCTAGAGCTGCTGCCACTGTGAAAGAACAGGAAGAGGATCGTATTTTCTGGGAAGCCTTTGATACTTTTAAAGATTTCATATCAGAAAAGACTAACGCTACGGTATTACAAAACCCACAACTAGAAGCAGATGATCTTATTGCAGGGTTTATTCAAGATCACCCCCATGACGATCATGTTATTATTAGCACAGATAGTGATTTTATTCAACTAATTGCTCCTAATGTACGCCAATATAACGGCATTAGCGAAACTACCTATACACACGAAGGCATTTTTGACAAAAAAGGTAAACGTGTAATTGATAAAAAAACTAATACAGAAAAAGACTTAATTGATCCCGAATGGGTGCTATTTGAAAAATGTATGCGTGGTGATCCTACAGACAATGTATTCAGTGCTTATCCTAAAGTACGTAAGAATAAGCTGTTAGAAGCATATAACGATCGCAATCGTCGTGGGTTTGCTTGGAATAACTTAATGTTACAACGTTGGGTGGATCATAACGGCGAAGAACATCGTGTACTAGATGATTATGAACGTAATCGTAGACTTATCGATCTTAAACATCAACCTGATAATATAAAAGAACTCATTAAAGAAACTATTAACTCTAATACTCAAGCTAAAAATATAAGTCAAGTTGGAATTAGACTTATGAAATTTTGTAATCTATACGACTTAAAAAGAATTACTGAAAATATTCAGCAATATGCTGAAGCATTTCAGGCCAACTATCCTAAATAAAGAGGTCATTATGAATGTTCATGCTAAACCAGTCGTAGATGGTCTACTCTGGATTGTAGAAGAAGATGGTGTTAGAATCGGCACTCTACACAAAAAAGAAAATAATCAATATATGCTTAGTTCAAGGAACGGTGAATTAATCTTTCCTAAAAAAACCGATGTAACTAAACAATTTGGCAAGGAATTTTTTGTTAAGGATGTAGAAACAACCGTTTCAAGAGCTATGCCAAACGAATGTTATGGGTATCCTACTAAATGGGAGCCATTCAATAGCATTTATAACCTTAGAAAAAAACTTCCTTTGTTTACCAAAAGCAATCAAAGTAAAAGTTTGTTCTGTGCCGGCTATTATATTATTAAATTTCCAAAAAATTGGATCAAAAGCTTTTGCCCTAAACTAATTACCATCGAAAGATATCCTTACGAAGGTCCTTTTAAAACTGAGGAAGAAGCAAGGGACTCATTGAACAATGCAAAGTAAAACTATTAATACATTTCCTTTACAACAGTTCATTGAGCAAGTAAAAATTGCCGACATGAGTCAACAAAAAGAAATTAAACTAGATATACGTACTGCTAAAGCATTAGCATTTACTATTGGAGAAGTCAGTACCAAACTAATACAAGACTACGACAGGATTTTAGCCGAATTAAAATCTAATAATAACAATGACATAGTTGAATTAAAAATGGATGGGGGTGGTTTTTCTTCTTGATCCTGTATAAATATATGTATATTCAGGATCATACAATGAGTCGCCCAAAACCAAAAATTTTACTAGAACATACTAATAAGAAAAATTTTAAAACCGACCAAATCCTAGAAGCGGAAGCTATTTGGGCTGTATTCTATAACAATAAACCTTTTAACTTGAAAAGTTTTAGCAGTGTAATCAGTTATCCTGGACCTAAATATAAAAAAACAGCATTTAGCAATCCTGGTCATGCTATTAACTTAGCAAAAAAACTTAACTTAGAATTCCATTGCCAAGACTTTACCGTAGTTGTACTAACTTCTGGTCAAAATCTTCGTAATGAATAGTCTAACATATACTAAAATATTCCTAACAACTAAAGAAAAATCCTGCGATGAAGTCAATGTGAAACTTCATCATAAAATCTGGTGGCAAAATACTCGTACTAAAGCTAAAGGTGGACTACGCCTCACCGACAAAGGCTATGAATTTTTGGTTAGAGAATTGGATTTGAAAGAATACGAAGTGCCATTTACCGAAGATATCGAACTGAGTCCCCAAATTATCATCTTTTTTGACCAGTTTTTGGACTGCCCTTACTATCTTACCCATCGTAGTCTCACTGTTTTCTCCGAGAAAAAGGCCTTTGAACTACATATGTTCTCCGACGATATACGCAAATTTGGCTTGATGAAGGCCATGAAAGCTAGACGATCAGACGAAAAACCACTTGACTAGAACCGCGACTTCGCTTATAATAAGAACATAGCAAATTTATTTCAACTTAACAAAGGAAACAAGCTATGTCCGAAATTATTAGTCGTACCGTTGGCCCCCGTGATGCCAAACGTTCAATTCTTAAATGCTTCAATAAGAAGCGCCCATTGTTCCTGTGGGGACCTGCTGGCATTGGCAAGTCAGACATTGTTAAACAAATTGGCGAAGATATTGGCGCTCATGTTATTGATATCCGCTTGAGTCTTTGGGAACCCACTGATATTAAAGGCGTTCCTTACTTTGATTCTAACACCGGCAAAATGCTTTGGGCACCTCCTAGCGAACTGCCTGACGAAGAGCTGGCAAAACAACATAAACAGATCATCCTGTTCTTGGATGAGATGAACAGTGCTCCTGGTAGCACCCAAGCTGCCGCTTATCAACTGATTCTTAATCGTCGTATTGGCACTTATCGCTTGCCAGACAATGTGGTAATTGTAGCTGCTGGTAACCGTGATGGTGACAAAGGCGTTACTTATCGCATGCCTGCTCCATTGAGCAATCGCTTTATTCACTTGGAACTGCGTGTTGATTGGGACGATTACGCTTTTTGGGCGACCGAAAATCGTATCCATAAGGACGTAGTTGGCTTTTTGACTTTCTCAAAGAAGGATCTTCATGACTTTGATCCTAAGTCTGCCTCAAAGGCATTTGCTACTCCACGTAGCTGGACCTTTGTTAGCGAACTGTTGGAAGACGACGACACTGACGAAAACACCCTGACTAACCTTATTTCAGGTTCTGTCGGTGAAGGTCTTGCTATTAAGTTTATGGCACATCGTAAAGTTTCCAGCAAGATGCCTAACCCCACTGACATTTTGAATGGCAAGGTTAAGAAAATGGAATCGCGTGAGATTAGCGCCATGTACTCACTGGCAGTTAGTCTTTGCTACGAACTCAAAGATGCTAGCGATAAGCGAGTAAAGACTTGGGATAAACAAGTCAATAACTTCTTCCGTTTCATTATGGACAATTTTGAAACTGAATTGGTTATTATGAGTACTAAACTTGCTCTTACTCAGTATCAATTGCCCTTAGATCCTGACGAGATTGATTGCTTTGACGAGTTCCATACAAAGTTTGGTAAGTACATTTCGGCAGCTACCGAAAAGAAGTAAAATTCATCACTTGACACCGCCTTCGGGCGGTGTTATACTATATACATTATATAGGAGAGCATTATGCAACATTCATTAGACCCCGTCGTTGACAAAATTATCGTAGCCCGAGTAGGTCTCCTACTTCGTCATCCATTTTTTGGCAACATGGCTACTCGTCTTAAAGTTATTGATGCTACTGAATGGTGCGCCACTGCTGCTACGGATGGTCGAGCACTTTACTACAATCGAAACTTTTTTGAAGACTTGACCAATAAACAAGTTGAATTTGTTATTGGGCACGAAATCCTTCATAACGTCTTTGACCATTTGAGTCGTAACGAGGGTCGTAATCGTAAAGTATTCAATATTGCTGCTGACTACTGTGTAAACGGGCAATTGATCCGTGATCATATCGGTGAACAGCCTCCTAAGATTCCTATCTTCCATGACGCCCAGCATTATGGCAAGAGCGCAGAGCAAGTCTATGACGAACTCATGGAAAAATATGATGACCAAGAACTAGATGCATTGGGTAAGCTACTTGACGAACATATTGACTGGGACAAAGAAGGTGAAAATGGCCGCCCGCAATATAGCAAAGAAGAGCTCAAGGCCATTCGTGACGAAATCCGTGAAGCTACTATCCAAGCAGCCAATGCCGCAGGTGCAGGTAATACTCCAGCAGGAGTTGCTCGTCTTATTAAAGACCTTACTGAGCCCAAAATTAATTGGCGTCAATTCTTGCGTCAACAAATTCAAAGTTTGATCAAGTCTGATTATAGTTTTACTCGACCTAATCGTAAAGGTTGGGCACTAGGTGCTATATTGCCCAGCATGAAAAACGAAGAGACTATTGACATCTGTGTTGGCTTGGACATGAGCGGCAGTATTACTGATTCAATGGGCAAGGACATGCTCAGCGAAATTAAA